TAGATAGATAGAGAGAAAAAAGGCCTCGGAGGCTTTTTACAAAATGGATTGCCTTACTTTAGATGAGCAGCATGAATTAATGGACCTTTTGGGTCTTGAAAGAACCTTATATGGATGCTATGGCTTAATGAAAACAGCCTTTAAATCTGCTGCATTAAAATATCACCCAGATAAAGGTGGTGATCCAGCTTTAATGCAAAGATTAAATGTATTATTTGGAAAGCTTGTTGAAGCTATGCAACATGCACCATCTTACAAACCTGATGATGAGGTAAAAATTAAATTATTTCAAGCATCCCCAGATACATTTTATTGTAAAACCTGGGGATCTTGCAATTTGGGTTTATCTAGCAGCTGCCTTTGCCTAATGTGTCTATTAAGACATTGCCACAAAAAAAGACAAAATAAAGAAAGTAAACCACTTTTGTGGATGAGATGCTTTTGCTTTACCTGTTTTTTAACTTGGTTTGGAGTGGAGAATAATTGGTCATCCTGCAATGTTTGGATGGATATGGTTGCAAACACCTCTTTGGATGAACTAAAACTTTGGTAAGTATTAAAAGGGGTGGGTAAGTATAAAAACTCTAATATAATATAATCTTTTTATTTTAGAGACCTCCTGAATATGGCACACCTGAATGGGATGCATGGTGGGACAACTGGAATAGACACTTCAACCTATACTGTGATGAGACCCTGGAAGAATCAGATGAAGAATGTGAAGAATCACAGGCAACACCTCCCAAAAAAAAGAAAAGAAGTAATACCCCTACAGATTTTCCTGATTGTATTAAGGACTTTTTAAGTAAAGCTATATTAAGTAATAGAACTTTAACTACATTTGCAATTTATACTACACAGGAAAAAGGGGAAACTTTATATCAAAAATTAAATGATAAATATAAATGTACATTTATAAGTAGACATTCTAATGGACCTTTTTGTATATTACTATTAATTACACCTGCAAAGCACAGGCCTAATGCAATTTTAAGTTTTTGTTCTAAATTTTTAACCTTAAGCTTTTGTATTGTTAGGGGGGTAAATAATGCTGTAGCATTGTATAAAAGATTATTAGAAGATCCTTTTAATCTTGTGGAACAAACATTAGAAGGTGGGCTTGAGGAAGAATTATTTTCATCAGCTGAAGATAAAAGTAAAATACCACAGGTAAATTGGAAACAGGTGGGGGACTTTGCAAAAGATTGTGATATTGATGATCCTTTATTGGTAATGGGATATTATTTAGAATTTGGATCATGTGTTACAAGCTGTATAAAATGTAATAGTGAAAGTGATAAAATTCATGTAAAACATCATAAAGATCATTTAGAAAATGCTAAATTATTTTTGGATGCTAAAAATCAAAGAAATATTTGTGCTCAAGCATGTGATGGTGTTTTAGCTAGTAGAAGGTTAATAATGGCTACATCTACTAGAAAGCACTTATTTAAATTGCAATTATTAAAAACATTTAAAAAAATGGATGAATGCTTAAATAGTGAAAATATTAAATTATATATGGCAGCTGTAGCATGGTTTCATAATATGTTTCCAGATACAGAAGGAATTATTAAAACTGTATTACAATGTATAGTAGATAATGTACCTAAACATAGATATTGTATATTTAGGGGAGGTTTAAATACAGGGAAAACAACCCTAGCATCAGCAATTATTAATTTGTGTGGTGGTAAGGCATTAAATATTAATGTACCTGCTGATAAACTACAATTTGAATTAGGTATGGCTATTGATCAATTTTCAATACTTTTTGAAGATGTAAAAGGCATACCTATGGAGAATGAAGGAAATTTACCAAAAGGGAATGGTATGGCAAATTTAGATGATATGAGAGATTATTTAGATGGTTATATAGGTGTTCAGCTTGAAAAGAAACATGCAAATAAAAAAACGCAAGTGTTTCCACCAGGAATAATTACATGTAATAATTATAAAATTCCTCCCACTGTGTTAGCAAGAATTTCAAAAATGATATTATTTGAAAGAAAGCCTAATTTAAGAAGAAGTTTAAATAAAACAGGGGAATTATTAACAAAAAGAATTTTACATTCTGGAATTTCTATATTAATGTATTTAATATATTTTTGCCCAGTAAGTGATTTTGAAGAAGATATACAGGAAAAAGTAATTTATTGGAAAGAGGTGTTTGATAATCATGTGTGTGTTACTGATTTTGGTAAAATGTGTATTAATGTGCATGAGGGAAAATATATTTTGGATTTGGATGATACCCCTATGTCCCCTGAGAGTTGTAATGATGCTACTAGTACCACACAAGAGTCAGGAATTGATTCAATGACAGAAACACAGCAATAAATTAAAGTTGTTTTATTAAAACAATATATGTACAAAATAAAACTTTTACATAGTAAAATATCTGGGTTGTGGTTTATTTAATGAGGCAGGGATGTTGTTTCCTGTCCAAACTCATTAATAAATCTTGTCATATCTGGGTCAGCAGGAAGGGGCTCTGTGCCTTGGTACACTGACACCTCCTCCACTTGGCTATTAGCCCCCTGCATACTTTGCCCTGTAATAGAGGGGTTCAAATTTGTGAACAGTGAATTTAGCATACTATACACAGGGTATGGGTTCTTCACTGTTCTCTTTCTGAGGCCTACTCTGAAGAATCTAGGTAGGCCTCTGAGGAAAGCATGATGACTGGCATCTTTATGAATGCCAATAATATCAGCACTGGTGACAAACAGCCTGTCCCCCTTGCAAAGGGGTCCCACACCATTTGCATCCAGCAACACAGTGGTTACTGTATTTGTTTGTTGCAATACAGGTGGGGTTTGGGTGCCCCCTGTAAGACTGCAAAAATATCTGGTGTTTTCATTTTTAGATGGATCTGGGGCCCAACATTCAATTGGGAATTTACCATCCTCTGTAAGCTGAGACTTTGCTGTAGGGTCAAGCACCTTTAGACTAGGGGTTTTGTTTGTTCTATTTGGCACAACAACATCATCTGGGTAGGTTGTAAGGTGGTTCATTAGAATTCCCTGAAGCTCAAGAGGTTGACCCCCAACAGCAAACATGTGAAAATTCAGTCCTTGGATTGGAAGTCCAGGGCCATCAGGCCAAGCCAAATCCTCTGCAGAATGAAAATTTGTCAACACATTAATGCCAACAAGTTCAGTTTTTACTTCAAAGGCTTCCCACATCAGAATGGTTCCTTGTGTCATGTCATCATTTAGCAGAGGTAGTTGAATACTTCCACAGCTGTATCTTGCAAGTCTTGTTCCCTGTTGTGTTTCATTATCTGTTTCATTTGTGCTATTTCTAGTTAGCTGCCCACTACTAGCACCATTAGTGGCAGGGTCCCCCATTCTAGGTTGAAGGTAACATTCTACATACAAAATACTGTCAGGCCCTGTTTTAACGCCTAGTACTTCTACGCCTCCTTTTACAATTAGTTTTGGCACCTGGCTGGGTGGTCTCACAGCTCCTCTTCCTTTTCTTGCTGACATTTTCTTCTTTTTCTTGACTGCTTTTTAAAGCAGTTACAGCATCCGGGACTCCCCAGGTAGGGTGATTGTACAGACCTAAAATTAGTGGTAACATCCATTCAGGTGTAATTCTTTGATTTGCCCCACCAGGTGCAGGAGCCTTATACACTACTTCTCCTGTTATTGTTTGTTGCCTTTCTGATTTTTCTAATTCTCTAAGCATTGCCCTTCTTTGTGGGGGCCTTAGAGGTGTTAGGCCTCTATAATAATCACCAAGGTTTGTATAGGCATTGGTAATAATTGACCCTGTACTTTGTACTGCCCTTTGCCCTGCCTGTCTTACTAGGGCACCTGTAACATCAAGGCCTCTTCTTGCTAGAGCACCTGTTTCACTAATTACCCAATTAGCATTTTCAAGAGATCTAGCTATAGCATCTGCTGCTACACTTCTTCCCTGCTCTGCTAGAGCTGTTGATGCAGCCTCTATTTGTGCAGCGCCTTCTCTAGCCACACTTTCCATAAAAACCCTCCAAAGCTCACTGGCCCAAAATCTTGGATCAAAGTATTCAACATTTCTTGCTAGCCATCTAACACCTGGAAAATTGTAATCAATGAGCTCTGGTCTCCACTCTACCAGAGCCATATTTGTATCTGGTATTTGATTTCCAAATCCAAAGGTTTTGATTCCAGCAGTTATTAGACTTGATACTCCTGATGCTGTTTGTATTAGGCCTGAGTACCCAATAGCAGTTTCTAATGCTTCAGGAAAAGCTGTTATCTCCGCAACAGTATTACCTGTAAAAAGTAAACCTCTCTAAGTGTTGTAAACTTAACAAGTATTTATATTTTAAACATTTAAAACAATATGCCTACCTGTTAAACCAAGAGATGCTACTGCCTCTGCCTCAGTTACACCTTCTGTTAGAACAATTGATTCCACCTGTGCTTCTAATAAAGCTGCTGCTTCACCTGTTATTACAGCATCTGCACCTACTCCAGCAATTGCTCCTAAATCTATAGCTGTAAATATTTCAGGTAAAATAGTGAGTAATGCTCCCATACCTTGGAGTTTCTTGACCTAAATTACATTCATCAGTAGTTTCAATTACTTCAGTTTCAGGTCTTTTAATATCTCCATCTGTAAAATCCTAAAAGATATAAAATATAAGTACTTTACAGCACCCCACTTTAAAATCATAATTTAAAAATCTTTTTACTTACTTTAAATGCTTGACCTATAAAATGGTCCACAGCAGCTTGGCATATTGCCCTAAAGAACACTAAAAAACAACTGAAAGAGCACATTTCCTTATAAAACACTTACCAACTTAGCAGCTCAGTTCTCTGCCTGCTTTGTTGTAAAAGGTTAAGCTAATAACACGTGCTTCCGTTGCTATGGCAATGGGAGTGGTTTATTTACTATTTCCTGAAACCTGATATTCTGCTTTCTACAAGCTCAGGCAACTTCCTGCAAGTTTTGGCAAGCTTCTGGCAGGTTCTAGCAGGTGTGTTTGTTTAACACGAGGTGGTGCTATTTACTTTTTAAAGGTCAGTTTCTGTTCTATTGTTAAGCTATACTGCCACCCTGTGCCTGTCACTCAGGGCACACTGCCAAATTATACCTTATATATACTTTTTTTGAGAGCCTCAGTGGCCTGGAGGCCTATTTAGCCACCAGCTTTTCTG